GAAGCCGTCCATACTCCGTATTCCTCATCATTAGCATCTTTAACACGGCCGTAGAATTTGCCGTCTTTATACATGTTAATGTAGCCCTTAGCTGTTCCGTTAACAATAGCTCTAGGGAAAGGATAATAAGCAACGTCATCACATTCACCGTCATAACAAGATGGGTTATAAGCTGCCCATCCGCCATGAACGCTTGCTTGTGCTTCTGTATTCAAATAATTATCCGCGGGAACATTTAATTTAGAAATGTTTCCTTTCTTATCAACGGCGAAGAAGAAGGTATAAGTATTAGAATCATTAGTAGTGTTATTTGTAAATCTGTAGTAACGATAATTCTTTGTAGCAACGACATAATCGATAGGATTACGCTTCATCGCATGCCATGTATTCTCGTTACCGTATGCTGAAGTCAAATACAAGAACTCAGCTTCTGGTATAATGTTCTTCTCTTCGAAGAAGTATGAGCTATTTCCATTTGCTGAGCTCTCTTTGCTTAGTGATAAATTACTTCTTAAATAATCTTGGTTAATTACGTCTAAAGTTTTATCTGAATTTGTATTATTCGCTGTAGGAACTTTTACTGATAATGTGGTATCAATTACCACGCCATTAGCATCGTTAGTAATCTTAGTAACTGTAGCTCCCTCAGCCTCATAAGTTTTGTTTACAAAGGCGTCATTATCTTCTAGCGCTGTCCAAGACGCATTTCCTTCTGAGTCAACTTCTCTTAAATACTGTCCCTCTTCTGTAGGGTCTTCAATTTTCTTAGCTAAAGCCGCTTCAATTTCTGCAATCTTAGCGGGATAAGTTTCGTTAATAAAAGTCTCTGTATTAGACTTAAAAGTCGCCCAGTCACCAGAATTTAAGTCTTCTAGTAACTCTTCGAATTGTGTAGTTAAGTTACTTAATGAAGTATTTATTGTAGAAATGTCATTTGTATTTGTATCAATGTCAGCCTGTAATTCAGCCTGTACCGAGCTTAAGGTATCCTGAGTAACATAATCTTCAAGGCCTGGATAAAGTATGTATTCCCAATTTCCATCAATGTATGTAGCAATAGCCGGTCCCGTAGTGCTTCCCACTGTATAGCTTCTAACAAAGTATACGTCGCCTAATGTAGGATTTTCTGGTAATTCTGTATTATCGTTTACAATACCCTGTAGAGTAAATACCGTGCTTAATTCTTCTTTTAATGCTAAAGGTTTACTCATCCATGTAGGTCTTAAAGCGCATTTGAAATCTGCGTTATGAAAAGCCTCTGCGATTTTCAATGTTAAAGACGCCTGTGATAAAGCTAGATTAGAGTCAATGTAAAGCTTAGCTACATTTAATGAGTCCATCTTGTTTTCTACTGTTAAGTTTTTAACTGTAGCTTTTGTCGCTTCTAATTCTTCAACTTCTGCATTATCAGCCTTTAAGTTTTCTGCATGTAAGTCTACATAATCAGCCTTTACGTCACCACCAACTGTTAAGCTTTCTACTGTAACTGTTCCTAAAGCCGCAAAGCCGTTTCTGTTATCAATGTGATTTACGTTTAAGTCTTGTATGTTACTTATTTCAACATTTTCTTGATTAATTGTAGCTGTGTCTGTTACTTTAGCATCTACGAAATTTCCGTCATTAGAATTTATTTCCTGACTAGAAAAACTAGTGCTGTAACCTGCAATAGCCGCCTCTAATGCCTTAAGTCTCTTATTGTAGCTGTTATTGCCGTTACTTAAAGCGCTCATACAGATGTCTGAATTTAGCATTCTATTATTCTCCCATACGCCTGGTTTAGGCCACGTCTTATAATTTGTTTTCTATTAGTTAAAGTAATCTAGCATCATCTTAGTCTTTAATACCCTGTGTAAGCTTTCATTATCCGTAAATAAAGCCAACGCAAAGTCCTTAAATCTGGCGTCACTTAATGCTGAAGTATTATGGCCCATTACGTCATTACTCTTATTCCAGCCGTAAGTCCTGCCGCTAGTACTCATGTCTTGTAATGTTTTTGTATCCCAGCCGCCCTCAAAAGCTTTTTTGCTTTTTGTTAAGTCAGCTGTAGGCTCGGTCACTTCTGTATTTGTTACGGGCGTATCTTCTGCATCAGAGTCTGATTCCTGTGGCTCACGACCAGCCTGTTTTTCTGCTTCAGTCTGCGCGTAGGGATGATTCTTAGCGTATTCCTGTAAAGCCTGAAGTCCCTTATCAGATAATTTATCTAAAGTTAAGCCAAGAAAAGGGTTAATACCATAAGCCGCCGTAACTAAAGCTGATCTTGCCGCGTTTGCTATCTGATTTGTCACCCACTGTCCAGCATTTCTTCCCACGTTTTGGGCGCGTTCAGACCAAGATACTTTTCCATCGCCGTCTCTATCGTTTACTCTGCCTTTTGAGTCTAAGCCGTATTCGTCAGCGCCACCGAAGAATTGGTTAATTCTAGTTCCAACGTCGCCTAAGTCTTCCAGCTTATTGTTTACTATGTTGCCTAGTCTAGAGCCGGTATCTGTAGAATTTATGTCCAGAGAAATAGAATTAGCTCGGTTAGTATAATCATCTCTTTCTGCTTCTAGTTTAGATAAGGTTTCCTGGTCCGCTTTTGAATTAGGATCCATTCTGCCCTTAAAGTCATCAATTTCTCTTTGTATCGATTCAGCTTTCTCATTATAAGTAGATCTAGCCTTATCCGCTTCTTTTTGTCTCTCAAAGTCTGCTGAAGTATAGCCAGCCCTATTTCCGCCTAAAGATAAGTTTACATAATCCTTTGCGTTTTCAGCCCAGCCTGCTATTTTATGACCAACGTCTCTGGCCGCTGTTTTAGCGTTATGCCAGTTTACTTTAGTCGATCCGTCATCATTTATGTCGTAACCAAAATCATCCTGGTATTCTTCCCAATTACTAGTGTCACCTTCTTCGTGATCGGACTGCGCCGCTCTGTCTGCTTCATCCTTAGTAAAGCCAGCTTCTTCACTGAAGTCGAAGTCATTAGCTATGTCATCTGGAACACTGTGTGGGTCACTGTCTTCTGTAGTATTTTCTGTATCATCTTTCTCGTTGTTGTCATCATCATTATCATCAGCAAACCACTGTAAGTCAATTATGTCTTCATCGCTCATACTCTTCTAAATCTCCTCAAAGTCGGTTTTCTAACTGCTACAGAATTATGATCCATCTGCAATTCCCTATAAAACTGTGACTTAATGTTTCTGTATAAGTCTTCATTCACATAAGCGCTTTCCATACCGTTCATGCTTAAGAAAAGCCTAGCTAGTATTACTTCAAGATAATTGAATAATGCGTTACTAGGATAATTCAAAACTGTATCCGGAACAAAAGACGCTCTGTAGAAATAGCCGTCTTCATCCTCATAAATAACGCCGTATAATGTTCTGTCATCAGTTTTAATAGCATGAACTTTTCCAAGAGTATCATGTCCTGATGAAGCCTTTATGTTCCATAACGTAGGAATTAGCTGACTAAATACCAAAATGTGTCCGTCTTCATAAGTAACAAAGCAATAAGGGCTGTCAAATACAATTTCCGTAAAGTCACCGAATTGTTCTCTAGTAAAGATTTCTGTCCAGTCTTCTTCATTTTCGTCAGCATCAACTGCTGTTATAGTCTGCTCATCGTAGTCTATAGTAATTGTATGCTTAAGAAATGTAGTAGATCCAGTTTTGTATTCGCTTTCTTCTATTTCTTCTTCTGACGCGTTCTCAAAGCTGTAATAATAATAAAGGCCATCTCTCTTATAATACACGCCTAAATCAGTCATCTTTCCCCATTCATCTGGCGCTTCAATGTTGATTTCTTCTGATTCTCTTGGCGCTGTTAATGTAGGCGGATCTGGAACATACTTAATTACAATAGTTCCAACTTGTGGGACTAAATACCTGAATACGCCGTTTTCTAGGCTATACTCTTCTTTCTCTAACTTAACTAAGCATCCGCTAGGTAATTCAATGTAAATACCTTTAATTATAAATAAGTCTTTAGGTAATTTGAAGCATCTATCATCTTCAACTCTAATAGTCTTTACGAAATAATCATTATCGCTTCTAGCAATTTCTGAATAAACTTCTCTAAAAGCATTATTAAGCTCGTTAGTAACTGTTAAAAAGCCTAAAAAGTCACAATTAAATACGCCAGCTTTTGCTTTTGCGCCTTCTATAATTTCATTCGCTGTCTTAGTAATCATCTAAATTAGGCCTCCTTATAAATCATTAAAGCAAAGCTAGACTTATCCGTATAAGGATCATCACCGTCTAGAATAAAAGTAAAGCTGCTGTTTTTGACTATTTCTGTTCCAATAGGTATAATGTTAGTTTTAGATCCATCACTAGATCGGCCGCCGTATCTCATAACCATTACGCGGGTATTTCCGCTATTAGTAACGGTCCACGTGCCTGTAGCCTGGTTAATTCCATCGTATAAGCATACGTTATAATTCGGCTGATTATCGAAGTTTATGTTTATTGTTCTAGTTCCAAAAGTAAGTATGTTTCCCACGGGCGCAAAGGATAAGTTAGCTGTCGAAGTAATACCAAAGCTAGATACTGTTTCTTGTGTTCCCTCTGTAGTATTATTCTTATAAAGCCTAAACTCAGTTCCAACTTGTTCAGCTGTATAACTGTATGCGTTAATAACTGAGCCCGTGCTCTCATAAAGCTCTTCGCCTATTCTAGGTATGTCCGTAACATTTGCCTTAGTCTCAGTTAAGTTATCAATCTCATTCTGCAATGTCTCTGAAGCCGAATTTATAGCTTCTGTAACTGTATTATCATCACTTTCTGAAATCGCAATGTCTGTGCCATAAAGAGTAACGTCGCCGGTTTTATTGTTTACAAAGTTTACATTATTTGCTGTATCTGGTAAGTATTCTGTAGGAACTTTTCCAGTTTCTGGATCCAAAGCGATTACTTCTGTTTTCTTAGCATAAGTCTCAGCAATGTTATTTCCTTCAGAATCATACTGTGCTTTTATAGCTTCATCTACTTTTGTAATTTTATGTGTATACTCATTCTTTTTAGAGTCTAATTCATCTCCACTTCTAAAGCTGATGGTATCTGTAGAGTCTGGTAATAAGTCTTCAATAGGGTTATTAGCTACGTCTGCTGTAGCCGCATTTCCTAAAATGTTTATCGGATACGTAGCTCCTTTGGCCACGTGCATTAGTTCTGTTTTTCTTCCGTATTGGTCATAATAAGGATTACAAATACTCATAAAGTCTCCCTTTATTTTAAAATCTATTAGTTATTACGTAACATAAGTAAAGTATACCGCAACTTGCATAACACTATCGCCTGACCAACATTTTATTTCATTTGTGCCTTTTTGAACTATTACTAAATACGCGCCATCATTATAAGACATAATAATGTCCCCATTAGGCGCTATAGGTAATTGCGCAATAGTAGTTCCGTTCAATGATACCGGCGCTGAAAAGGATACTCGGAAATTTACAATGTGAAATAATGAATTTATGTTAAAAGACGAGTCTGTTTTTTCTTTTATAAAAGTTATGTTATTTACGTTTACTTCTTCTGAGTCTACACTTAGTTTTGGATAAATCGCCGGGACCTGCAAACCCTGTATCTTTTCCCAAAGCATCGTGCTTTTCTGATTAATTCGGTCACTCATTTTAGGCGTGAAAATACCGTCTTTTCGGTCACACATTATAAGCATGTTATTTCTCCTTCGCGCTATAAGCAAAAGTCATGTATACGCCCCAACTAGTGTTAGGTAAGTCTGCGGAATAGCTAACAAAAGAAATGTGATACTCTTGAACACTCGCATTAAAAGTAAAAGTAAAATAGCCGTAATTATTCAAGAAATCACTCGGGCTAGTATAAGAATTTACTCCAAGAAAAGTAATACCAGTTAAAGGCGTTCCTGCTTTTATAGTAAATACGGCCTGGTTAGAATTAGCCGTAAATCCAGATGAATTAAAGTAAAAACTGAGATGACAAAAAGTCTCAAAGCAATTATCGTGGTATTCGCCAACTCTAGTGCTAGTTTTTTTAGTAATACTCCAGTCAGTTATTGAGTTAATTTTAACCTGATTAGTCTTGTTTATAAACTCATTATAAGCGCTAGAAATTATGTTATTGGCCTTTTCAACTTGAGCCGGTTTTCCCTTAGTCTTATCCATGTATACCGGGTTTTTAAGGTCAGTTCTTTCGTAGCCGTTTTCTTCAAAGGGTTTTATTGAATTTAACATAACTTTCTAATTCCTATACTTAGCCTTATGGGTACAATAAGCGTATCTCAAAGCATGAAATAAGTCCGGATGATAATACTCTTTATCTTCTTCATAAATTACGGCCTTTTTCTCATTATCCCATTTCCATACTGTATTCTTGAAGTCATAAATCAAATCATCATTATTCTTCAGAATTTCAATAGTTCCATTTCCCAGCGCGTTACTAGTATCAAAGATCTGCTGTTTTAATCCCGTAGTAGCGTCATGCTTAATAGCATTAGCTATTCTAACGCCCCTTCTAGAAATTGTAGCTGAAATCATCTGATGAGAATTATCAGCAATAACTAGCGGATTAACTTTAAACTTTTCTGATAAAGAATCGACCATTACTTTGCATCTTTCTACAATGTGGTCCGTATCCTTATTCTTAAACTTTTCTGTATCAACGACATAAGCTTTTCCATTCTTATCAAAAACAATAGCCACTAATGCTGTATAATCAGTCCAGCCGTAGTCTAGGCCAACATAACATTCTGTAGCAATAAAGTCTTCTGGTAATGAGTCAATTTCATGCCACTTAGGTATTATCATTCTAGTGGTATCAATAACGTGATTAGCTAAGTATTCACGCTGATAAGTAATGTTATCTTCTGACCAGCCCTGCTTAATTCTTTCTTTTTCTAGCGCTCCTGGCCCCGCAATAGGGTTATCTTCCATCGTGTATCTGAAATGTCTCCAAGATGGATTTTCACATAAGTCCACCCACTCACCGAATCCGGTTAAGCTTCCAGTTCCTGATAAGATAACTTTTGAACGTCTAAGCGTAATTATAGCGCCTAAAATGTCTACAAGTAAATAATGAAGTCCTTTCTGGCTCTGCGCCTCATCTATTATAATTAAGCTAAACTCTTTGCCTCTGGTTTTCTCTCTTTCGTCTTTAGTTCCATTTCCGAATAGCTGTATAGTGCTTCCGTTAGCAAAGGTAATCTGATGACTAGAATTATTAGCCTTATAATGCATTCCAGATAAGTCAGCTGCTTCTTTTAAGTTTTGCCAGAATACTTCAGCGCAATCACTTTCTGTTAATCCGATAATCGCTACTTTTCTTCCTTTCTCAAATCCGTTAATTAAGTCGCTTCCCTTAGTGCAATGGTTAACCGCAATGTATGCTTCAGCAAAGGATTTTCCGGATCGGCGGCCACACTGTAATGTTATCTGGTCACTATCCGAACTTAATACTTCTTTCTGCCAAGGGAAAAGTTTCTTGCTTAATCTGTATTCTATAAACTCTTCGTCTACATTATCGTCTACATAATAATCAGCTGTATGCTCAACTAATCTTTCTATAGTCTGCAATGAATTAGACTCTAGCTTCTTAATACCCGCCTTTACAAAAGCGCTTAAAGGGTTTTTAGTATCTGCTTTTCCAGTCGTCAATAGATCGAATACGGCGCTGTGATAAAGCTCAAGCAAATCCCTGCCTTTTCTGTCTTTGAGAATCGTTCCATCAGAAAATGTAACCTGGTCTTTTTCTACTTTCTTTACTTGGCTCATTAGCGTCTAACTCCACTTCCCTTTCCCACCTTACTTATTGCAAAGTTTATGTATGCGACCGCCATTTCATCTTCACTTTCTATAGATACCTTAAAGCTGTTTCCCGTAGCTAAACTAGGCGTAAATCTCTTGCGCCACATTCTTCCTTTCCAGTCATTAACGCCTATAGTCTTTTCTTCTGGTTTACTAGCTACTTCAATTCCGTTCAATGTCTGAACGTTAACCTTTACTTTTACGGGCTTATCAGAAATTTTATAAAGGCCAATGTCTACATACGAACATTTCTGCAATGACTCATCATCGCCTAAAAACTCTGTTTCTAGCTTAAAGGGCCTAAAGCTAGTTCCTTTATAAGGGCTGTAAATAAAGAATCCGTTATTCCAGCATACGGCCGCGCCCTGTGTAGTGCCCTCAAGATGAGATCCACTTGGAACGTCATCCAAAGCGCATGTATCCGTAGATGATCTAATTACAATTCTGTTATCATCGGTTAACATGTAAAGCATCTGCTCATGTGAGCTAAACATGGCGTCAGTTACATAACCAACTTCACTCATTAAGTCAGCCGGCTGTAATGTATTCGATCCTGTAAAGATGAAAATCCTCTTTTCAAATGTGCTGTAGAAATAAGCTTCTGATCCGGAATTAGCCAGAAATTGTAATCCCAAAGCGTAACATACAAATTGGTTACTAGAATAAGACGCGCCTCGTCCAATGAAGTAAATACCCTGGCCGTCGTAATAGTAATTAGATCCGTAAATAGTAAATACGTGGTCTCCGTTAAAGATACGGTTTCCCCATAAGTAAAAAGCAAATAATTGGTTATCGCTCATGTATAGCTGAACCGCATAATTCTCAGATAACATTATTGTCGGCTGTATGTAGTTTATACCTTTAACAAAGCTTCCAACCGCAATAGGATAAATAAAGCTAGTAATAGTATAGCTAGTGTCTTTCTTGCTAACTTCATAAGTCTTTTTTCCGTATAAGTCAAAGCGGTCTTTTGTAATGTCTGTTTCTTTTATTTTATTCGTTGTCTTATACCCAATTACTGTAGTATCGTAGTTTAAGGTATAATACACGTTAATGCCTTCATACTCAGAGAATAATCCCTTCAATAAAGGATTAAGAAATGTTCCCTTATTTACGTCTACGGCTTCGGCTACTTTATTCTGTTCTGTAGATAAAATGTATAAGTATAAAGTAATAGCCGGGAATAAATAGCTACAAGAAGTATTATTACTATTCTCATAAACCCCATTATAAACCTTATCATTATAAGATGCCGCCCAATAGAAAACCGCATTAGAGTTTCCCTGTGTAGCTGTAGGCGGCGTTAACGTTGCGTCTTCTATAGATAAGATACATTCCATGTTATAAGAAATGGCTGTTCTCTGTAGATTTATGTTTCCATCATGGTCTTCTACTAATAAGTTTTTCTGGTCTAGTATGTTAGTTAAAAACATGTAATCTGCCAACTTTTCAATACGGAAATCATCAATGGAACTAGAGTTCTTAATCTCAAAGTTTAGCTCATCTACACATAACTGTAATGTTTTTCCATCAGCGGAATACTGTATAGTAAACTTTCCGTATCCGTCATCACCAGCGCCTGTAGTAATTAAAGTTCCCATCCAGCTAAAGGATAATGTAGCTAATCCGTAAAGCTGTAAATCGAGATACTGAGTATTAGTAGTATTGTCACTAGGAATAATTTCTATTACACATGGTAAAGTTCCTAGCATGGACTCTGATCCTTTATTATTTCGTCCAACGGGATAAATACGCTGACTTAATTTTCCCTCTGCATAAGGATAAGTCTGGTTATTTCCTTTATAAAGCAATGACTCTTTTCTGTAGTTTAAGTTAGATACTTTCTTAGCGTTGTAAGTATAGAGATAACAATCAGTTATCATCTTATCAGCGGGCTTAATCTTTCTAACATAAGTCTTTAACCAGCCCTGTCCATAGTCATAATAAATACCCTGATTATCCGCATAATTGCTAACGTAGTATCTAATAGGATCAATGTCATCATCATCTATAGTCTTATCATTAGCGCTCATGTTGTATCTAACAGACTCTGTAGGCGCCCACGTTTCTATAACTATTTTATCAAAGGCTTTCTTCTTAGTTACGGGCGGCGTATAACCACCGATTAGCTGTCCACTAATGTATGACGTGCTACTTCCATACATGTCCCAAGAGTATGTTCCGTTAGTATTTCTAGATACATTCTTGAAAACGTCCGGATCCGGTATTGGCTCGCCAGTTATTACGCCGCTAGGTCCAACGCATCCAAACCACTTATAAACTATAGGCTTAGTAGGCGCTGAAGCATACCATACGATGATTTTACTTCTGTTATGGTCAATGTCATCAAAACCAGCAATGTAACAAATTGAGTCAGCTCCGCCTATAATTGTAGCGGAATTAGCGTCTCCTAAAGGTATGTAATCGCTAGTGTCATAGCTAAACTTTTCTGTATCTAAATCATCTAGAGAATAAACAGAAATGTGGTTAGAATAAAGATTATTTCCAACTTCTTCAGTTTTTAATGTAACTAAAACCGGCGCTAAGTCTAACTTATAAACTGAGCTTAATACTGCTGACGTGCAATCAAGCTGCCTAGATGACTCATTAGATCCATCTCTATCCGAAGTTATAAGCAATACTGAAGTATCGTTTTTATAAATTGCATAAAGCTTATCATTATAAATAGCCGAACATACTTTCTGTCCAGCCGCCTGATTTTCTACTTTATTCTTCTTAGATAAAACCCACTCATAAGGCGCATAAATACTCTTATTATTATAATTAAAGATCACGCCTTTATTCTCATCGTTCACTTTATACTGATTATAAGTTACTTCTTGTCCTGTAGTAGAGACTATTCCTTTTCCCTGAGTAATGTATGCATTTCTAATAGTGCCATTCCAAGCTATAGAGTCTTTATAAGCAAATGTTGGCTGCTCATTAGTGCTAGTAATTGGCGCGTCTGCCGTATTTAATCTACTAGTTACGGGAACTTTCATTATAATAGTATCTCCTTTTCTTATACTGTTTTATAGGGCTGATTTATTGTTACATTCTGTGTAACTGACGAAGTAAAAACGCCAGCCGTATTTAATACGCCAACTAACCAATAACTAGCTCCGACTACCCCGAAAACGTTAATGGTCTTGCTAGGCGGCGTCATAGGAATTTTAATTTCCTGGTCTTTTTCTACATAGCCACTGTATTGAAAAACCGCAAAGTCTTGTGAAGTAACAAAAGGCGTGAAATCTTCTATCATTTCTTCTATAGATCTAAAGCTAGTATTAATTGCGTCAACTGTCCTCTCTGAAGTCTCTGAATCAGTCACGTTAAAACTATCTTCTATAGTATTCGCCATTTTGTTACTCCACCAATTCTCTATTAGTTATTGCTGCTTATTATGTCTCTCGATCTTCCTAAGCTTCATCAGCCTGTCATGCGTTTTCTTAATTGATTTCTCTCTTCTCTGCAAAGCATTATCGATCTGTAAGCGCTCAAGTCTGATTTCTTCATCTTCATCGGTCATCTGACTTCTGTCGGGAACTAATTCAAACTCTCCTCTGTTAGTCAAGCTGATCTCTGTATTCGTCAATTCTCCAGTCTGCGATTTGCTCATCTTTTTCTTCCTCTTTCTGATGTCTATAAGCTACTAGTAATCTAGCATAGTTTACTGTAGTGGGTAAATACTCTATTAAGTATCCTTTAGTGTCATTATAACGCTGTAAATAAGTCTGTCTTTCTTTATTTTCTTCTTCAGTTTTATTGTAATCATAGCGGAAAACATTTCTGGTTTTTTCTTTAATTCTTTTAATTAAAACCATAGTTATGTCTATAGCCCAATCATACATTTTCTCTTCATCGAAGTATGCTTTTCCATAAAGCTTTTTATAGCTTTTCCATACCGTATTAAAAGCGCATTCATAAATCGGCGTCCATAAGTTAGCCTTAAGAAAATCATCAGCTTCTTTTCCTTTGAGAGTATAATAGTAATCCAAGTCAGCCAAGAATTTCTTATTTATTTCTTTTATTTCATTCTTATTGTGATACGGTCTCATCTGGCTTCTTTTTCCTTATAATAAAGGTTACTCTGTCAAGTCCTTTAATTTTATAGTCTAACTTATCTGTTAATTTGCAAATCTTCTTTAGCCAATTTTCAATCTTTTCTTTCTTATACTTCTCAAAGTCTTCAACGTCTTTTGGCTTAGATGCCCTAAACTCTATTTCTGTTTTCTTAGGCCAAGATACGTATAAGTCTTTTTCAACATTAAGATTAAGCTCAATAATCTTTCCAAGCATAATAATGTCTTCATCTGTTAAATCTTTATAATTCACTTCCATACTTAATTAGTCCTCAAATTCTATTATTCTTGCTGTAGTCGGTTTTCCATACTTAAAGCAATTACTGTCTTCTAGGCTGTTATACTCTAACATGCCGTATTTCATCAATACAAAATGTGCGTGTCCATTATAGTCAAATCTCACGGCTGCATAAGGTATAGTTTTTAATTCAGATAATCCGTCTGTTAATTCTAGTTTTCTAACGTTAACTTTAACGTCTTCATCCGAAAATTCTTTCCAGCTTTTAGTCATCAATGATACGGGATCACTAACAAAAAACTCATCATCAATTCCATAGCCTAGAATTAGTGATGAAGCAATGAAAAGCTCCAGCTGTTTTTCTTTAATACCAATTTTGCTGTGATCAGCAATAGCGTATAAATAACACTGTGCTAAACATGAATAATCATAAGCATTCTTAAACCAAGTCTGTAGATGTCTCATTATAAAGTCCCCCAGCAATCTTCTTCATCAATTACTAAGTAATCTTCATCTTCGAAATTAAGCGGTATAGTCAAGGCTCTGTCATAAACCACTCTAGTTCCAACCGGTAAATCTTCTATAGCTGAAGATACAATAGTTCCCTGTTCTACTGTTTTCTGCGCTTTTTCTGCTAACAGAATACTTCCAACTTGCTTAATCTTCTCATCTGCCTTAACTAATACTTTGTTTCCTCTCATCTTAATCATCGATAAATCCTCCAAATAAATAAGTTATAATTGTCGCTATAATTAGCGCTATTAGCATTTCAATTAGGACTGCCATTCAGCTCTTCCTGCTACAGAATCATAGCCGCCTGTATTTCCAAAAGCTCCCTCAAACTCTATAACTCTAACCATCTTATTTCCGCAATTATTGCATTTCTGGTTATTCTTCTCTTTATCGTAATCAGCAATAGGTATTTGTCTTTCTACTGTAGTATTACAATTTTCACACTTAAATTTATAAAACATTATAGTCCTCCATAACGCTTCTGAAACTTTTCTCGTCCAGTCTCAAACTTCACCTCATTATTAGTATCAGCCGGCTCAATAGTTACTGACGTAGATTTTCCATCAGCCTGCTTAAAGTCTATCGTAACTTTTACGCCTGTAGCCTGGCTCTTCTTCAAGAAATGCTCAAAAGCTGCTACTGTCAAATCCGTTTTAAGTAATCTCGCTCGATACTCTTTTTCTAGCCTAATCTCTTTAGCTAGGTTAAGTAATTCTTTTAACATTCGTTGATCTCCTTCATCTTAGTTAAGACGTTTTTTAATCTTTCTATAATCTCTTCGTCTTTTACGAAGTATCTGTAAATCTCGTGTATCCACTGATGAGTATTGTGGTTAACGAAAATAAAATTATCTTCATTACTCAAATCTTCATAGTGGTCTTCATTAAGGTCGCAATGATGCAAATTTGCGCCTTTTCTTAATTTGCTATTCGTAATAGGGTCTAGTCCTTTCTGCTTAACATTCATCTTGTGTCTGAAGTCTTTCCACTTTCTGCTAGCCCTAAACTTAGTTTTTTTCTTCTGATTTTCGCTCATCTTCTACCTTCTCGTTATTAGAATCACCATCGTAGTTAGCGTCGTTGCTCCCAATACCATAGAGCAAATTTTCCATCTTTTCGTAGCTTTCTCTAATGATTTTGATCTGGCTTCTGATTCCTGCAACTGTATCGAGAGACTCGCTGAGTATTTCATCCGTTCCTCTAACAATTTCTCTAATTCGTTGTTGTTGATCTTTAGCTGCGTTAAGTTCAGCTCTATAGTGTTCAAGCTGCTGTCGACTTTGTTCCAGTCTATAGTGAAGTCCGAAGCAAAAAGCGGCTGTGATAATGTCAATAACAATAAGAAAACTGATAATAAAGTTTTTAAGCATCTCATTTTATCTCCTGTAATTATTGTTGATCTCTTCTACGGTTTCCATTATAAAGGGCGTATTTCCAAATACCTTTTTTCCCTTAACTTCATAAATCAATGCGGGTATGTCTTTATTTAAGCATTTCGAGTCATAACCCCTGGCGTCATCAAAAACAAAAGTATGGCTTTCCCCTATACGGGGATCTAATACAAGTCCGTCTCTAATAGCGTCATAATCACAATTATAGAAATCCGCAATTTCCCTGAATTGGTTACAGAATACCACTTTAAGTCCTAAGTAACAATTCTCAGCGTATTTTATAATCTCAGCTTCTGTATTTGTAACATGATGATACTTAAAAGAAGCGGGCTTAATTTTCTCATAAAGCTGTCTTACTTTATGATAAGACTCAAAGTCACCACCTAGAATAAGAAATCCGCCAACGTCACTCTGCTGTGTATTTCCATAAAACTCTGGACTGAACAAACACTTTTTATTAGTTAAGTTAGCAATGTAGTCTGTAGTAGCCGGCGGAACCGTAGATTTTATTACAAACAAATCAGCATCAATGCTTTCTATAGCTTCAATTACGTAGCCAATGTCACATGATCCAAACTCATCCTTTGGCGTTGGAACACATACAAAGCATAAATCGAAATGCTCTTTTTTCGGCGGCTCATTATACATGGCGGCCTGGTCTCTGTCTGGATCATAAGTATAAGCAAAATCCATCTCTTCTTTTAGATGATGGCCTACTATTCCATAACCAGCGATTAAAACTTTTGGATAATTAAAAACCTGTTCTTTTTCAAATTTACTCATTATTCTTTTTTCCTTATGTATTTAAATTAGTGTCTCTATAGAAGAATTAGTGTTTAAAATAAAAAGCTACATGCGTTAACATGTAGCCTAATAGGGGAAAAAGATTATGTTATTTATGTCTATTCACAAAACTAGCAAAGGTACTCTGTGAAGTAACATTATTTTGTGTAATAACGTCTCTAACAAATTCAAAAGGGGCTTGTCTGTTATAATTGGTCTCTAAAAAGTTTATAAGCTTAGCTAAAGGCTCCCCAATAAAGTTTTTTTCAATCTCTTCACAAATCTCATCTTTATAATTATAAGTCTTTACTCTCTGTATTTTGCATTCCCATAGATTTATAATTTTATCTTCGTATTTATTATTTCTAATGTCATTTTCATTAGAAGTCTCTACGAAAATACAATTATTGATGCAATTACATAAACCGCCAATTTTCTTAATCTGATAAGCATCAGATAATTCTTTAACAAATTTATTTTCTACAATTAAAACGTATTCAATACCATAATGAAATCCGTCAATGTCGCTCATTTCATTCCAGCCAAAGTTCGTAATTCCTTTAGTCTGCAATGCTTTTTCTTTATTAAAGTTTTCTGTTTTAGGTCTGTAACTCATACTAATCTCTCTCCACATTCTTAACGCTAAGGAATACATAATTCTTATTTATAATAACAATTTCATAATACTCAAAAGGCTCTTCTGTACCTCTGTCATAACGAGCTAATTCAAATACCACAAAATTAGATTCTGGTAAATAATCCCAAAGAATCGCTCCATCAGGGCTAATGTATGCATTAAAAACTATCTGAGCATTTCTAGTAGCAAAATCCTCTGTCTCCCAGCTTTTATCAAAATGATGACTCAAATCGCCCTCAACGTAATCGTAAAATTTACGCTGTCCAAACATTTTAGCAATGTTATTATAGATCGTTTTTTCTGACTCAAAATGGTTTCTAATTAGATAAACATTAGCCTTATCTTTAGCCTCTTCATCAGAGTAATAAGTCATGTTACCAACTATTCCAGCGCGATCATCTTTAATCATCTTTACTGTGGGCTCAGCAAAAGCTACTGAAACCATAATAGCCATAATCATAAACATAATCTTTTTCATAATTCTAATTCTCCTCTATACATAAATTATGTAAATTATTTAATTTATGCGTAAATAATTAGTGTCTTAACTCCAATACTCACTTAACTCTTCGTCTGTGGCCTCATAAGTTAATACGCCAATTAGCTGTTCAGCTAGTATGTCTCTTATCCAACTAAGATACATACCACAATTTATTAGGCCTTTATCAAATAAGTCTCTAACCTGTCGCTTTCTTTCTTCATAATCTACTTTGTACATGGTAATTAATTAGTACTATAGCCTCTGTAGTTTCTGGTCAAGAATTATTGCTGTCTTAATAGCGTCTATCGTGTCTGTTATTGACAGATTTTTTTCATCAGCAATAAGCATTATCTCATTAAGTAACGCTTTCAAATAACCACGCTTATTTTCATCTGGATCATCTTTTTCAGCCTGAATACCATTATAAATTTCTTCTAGCTTTTCATCTGAAATAGGCTCAAAGTCCGACTGAGTACAATAAGCATCTCTTTGCAAATTTCTATTTAAGAGATCTCTAAGTTCTTCTTTTGATAATGCTTTTCTTTCTTCTAAACTCATTTCTGCTAAATACGTCATGTTTATTTCTCCTAATTATAGTATTCTGGATAATACGTGTTATCAACAATGTCTACTGCATAGGTGTATACATCACTTCCATCAAATTCTGGTGCAATACATTCCCAGCCTAATAAAGCGATTGTGTAATTATAATCACTAATAGTTTCAATTATGTCTCTAAATTTATCCTCGCTTATCTCTCTTCTGTCTATAGTGAATTTTAGTACATAATCACGTAATTTATCAAGATCAGCGGGTAATTTAGCGCTTTGTAATAATTTTATAGCTTGTTTCTTAGTCATGCTTTTTCTCCTATTTATAATTAAATTAGTAACTTTAGAAATTATTCATTAGTCATACCTTTCACGAAATCTTCAAATTCCTGAAGTTTATCTTTGTCTAGCCATACTGTATCTTTCCACGGCGTCAATACTTTAATTCTTAGCATGTTCTGTAGTACCACGGGATTCCACTCATTCAGCAAATCACGTAGATTCTCTTTGTATCTCAAAGCTAGCCCGTAGTATTTACGTAGCTTAGCACATACTTCTAAGTCGGTTTCTTCTGGCATACTCTTAATGTTCTCTAATTGACGCAAATACCTTTCTTTTCTAATTCTTGCTCTTTCTCTGTAATAATTTCTTTTATCATCTTTGTCAAATTCTGGATCATAATAGGCCTGTTCTATAAGGCCTTTCTGTATTCTTTCTTCGTCTTTCATGTTTTTTCTCCTTATCTACTCAGCGCCAAGACTAGTATTTCCGTTGGAAATCCCAGAGTAAAGCGCTGTAGGTTTCTCTAAATTAGTATCTTTAGTCTCTAAATTACTTGTTAGCTTAGCGCAACAATTTACGTCGGTCAAATTTGAGACAAATGGTATAATAGAAGTAAGAGAAGTATTAGTAGTAATAGTATTAGTAGGGGCCGGACTAGTATTAGATGTAGAAGCAACAAGGGACTCGCCTAACTTGATTTCTGCTTCAGTCCATCTCTTTGGGAAAATACCAGCTACGGCCTTATCTTTATAACGGTTTACATAATCATGCACTTTGTGGCTAGTCTTGTTATCTTCATACCAATTTCTCTGCTTAATGTATGAAATGTGTTTTTGTGTAACTTTACGAGATCGCATGTATTCATTAGCTTTTTGCATTTCGAGTGTAAATAAATTCGATCTATTGCTGTAATAATACTCAGCGCATTCTTTAACCCAATTCTCTACTTGCTTAATAGTAATTCCGCTGCTTCTGTCCCAATAAAAGCTGTCATAAACTTCTACGACTTTAGCCCTAGCCTGCATAAACTTCTGAAGAACTAGAAGATAAATGTTGCTTTCATGGATAAAGATTTTGCCTCTTTCTTCTTTGGTATTTCCTGGAAATTTGCCGATGATGTCTTGTAATTCCTTAGTATAGATTCTTGCTGTTGTTAAATAGTAATCGTATTCAGAAATCTTGCCATCTTGAACGACTTTGTATTTAGTCTTGCTCGGCGAACATTTCTTGCCGGTATCATACTGGAAAATACTTCTTGCTAATCCAAATTCTGTAGTATTGAACATGATTCTCTGGCCTAATGGCTTAATGTTAGGGTCGCCTAACATGTCCCAGACGCGCTGATTTAGCCAGAAACCTTTATTCATAAGATGGATTACTTGCGGTATTGAAGATGGAACGTCGTAATGTATCCAATTATTGTGGCCAAATACTGTATCAAGATACTTAAATCTGTCTGATTTCTTATCTAAATGTTCTTGTTTCTCTGTCGTTGCAAAAGATAATACATTAGTAGCTCGGCCTTTATTAAACTTCATGCGTGAGAAGCAATCAACATAAGGCTGCTGATTATAGTCATTGATTATTGAAATAAGCTTATCTTGCTGATACTTTTCTGGTATGTACTCATTATCTGAATACGCTAATAACTCAAGCTTATTTAAGTCAGCTACTTTGTATTCAGCGCCCATAAAGATAAACTGATTTGTTTCTTTATCATAGTATCTCTTTACCGGCGATACCATTTCTAGTATACCTTGGTTTTCTAATGAGTGTAATTCCTTATAATACCTGTATTTATGATGTGATGTTGAGTGTGATGTGAATTTAATTAGATTTGGATTTGATCTGTTTAAATTAGATAAGATGTATTTGTAAAACATGTTCTGATTTCCCTTTCCGAAGCCGTCCCGGGACAACGGAAAGGTTTCAGAATAAATTTTATTTCTAGGCTTCTGGTAGCTACTCCGTCTGCCTATTATAAATTAGTTACCCCATTTTGCAAATTTGCTTTTGGGATACTTATAAATTAGTATACTTAACTAGTATACTTTTACATTAACGTAACGTATAAGGTATTGCAATTATTTCTGAGTATGTTCAGCGGCCATTTTATTGATCCGATGGTTTCTGAGCCACATACAATAACTTCTTCATCTTTTGCATAAATTTCATCTTCATGCGGCCATTTTATTACTTCCATTAAAGTAAGCTTCGGGTATTCTGCTTTAAGTTTCTCAAATTTGCTAGATTCAATTTTATTCATAATTCTAATTCTCCTATACATAGATTATGTAACTATTTTGTTTTACGCGTGAAAATGTATAATACAAGATTACTTAAAAACTTAATAGCAAAAAGTGTCATTACTAAAACCAACGCGATCTTTTGGAAAATGTTGCAATCCCAAAGTTCTTTTGGCCCAATAACCATTACGGGTATAGCAAAGAGTATTGCTACGCCAATAAGAGTCTTAAGTGCCGCCAGATGCTTATTTTCTTTCTTGTTGCTTTTGTTGCTTGTTACTTTCTGTAACTCTTCAAATTCCATAATGTCCATAGTTCTAATCTCCTATACTAATAATGTGTAATTATTTTAAGTTTTGCATAATTTCATAATAGTTAACCTGTAATTCGGACGTGACAATTTGTCACCCCCGGCTAGAAATAACTAATTTATTATTATTATGAACAACAAATTATGTGGATCTTTTAACAGAGAAAATAAGTCGCTTGGCGATGAGTGCTACACTAGAATCGAAGACGTATACAAAGTCTTAAGTCTTTATGACTTATCAGATAAAATTGTATACTGTCCGTGTGACTCTGCGGAATCAGCTTTTGTAAAGTATTTTCAAGAAACCAATAACTGTAAAGAGCTAATTTATACTTCTGATGACATGTTTACTCATGAAGATTTATTCAGAAAGGCTGACATTATCGTAACTAATCCGCCTTTCTCTTTAGCTACTAAGATGTTCGATGAGCTTATTATTCCTAATAATAAGGACTTCATTATTATCGAACAGAATACCTTTTT